TAATGCAGGAGAACTAAAAAAAGCATTAGGAAAAACAATAGCTGGTCAAGTAACAGGAACAGGACAACAATTAATGCAGAGAACCACTGGTCAAGTAATGAATCCTAATATGGAATTATTGTTTAATGGACCTTCATTAAGATCATTTGGATTTACTTTTAAATTAGCTCCAAGAACATCAAAAGAAGCTGAGAATATTGTAAAAATTATTAGACTCTTTAAGCAAAAAATGGCACCAGTGAAATCAGAGGGAAACTTATTCTTAAAATCACCAGATACATGGAGAATTAAATATCTCAATTCAGGGGGAAATAACCATAAGTTCTTAAATAGATTTAAAGAATGTGCCATGATGTCCACATCTGTTAATTATACACCAGACGGTAATTATGCAACATACTCTGATGGATCAATGGTTTCATACAGTCTTACATTAAATTTCCAAGAAATTGAACCAGTATTTAACACTGATTATGATAAAGTACAAGGAATAGGTTACTAAAATGTCAAATTACTTCAGCAACATACCAGATTTTGAATACGTCAGTAGATTACCAGATTCTCAAATTGGTAATTATATTAAAGTAAAAAATCTTTTTAAAGGTGCTAGACTTAGGGAAGATATTCTTCAAGATTTAACAGTTTTTGAAAAATATCAAATTGTAGGAAATGACAGACCAGATAATGTTGCATTTAGTTTTTATGGTGATTCTAACTTAGATTGGCTCGTCTTAAAATGCAATAATATAATCAATATACAATCTGAATGGCCAATGACTCAAGAAGATTTAGATAGATATCTTCTAAACAAATATGAAAGTTATGATAATCTTTATAATGGTATTCATCACTATGAAACTAAAGAAATAAAAAATAGTCAAGGAGTAATAATAGTACCAGAGGGTTTAGAAGTGCCAAAAACATTTTCTGTTACCTATTATGATATGGCTAAAGGACAACACATATCTAGTTTAATAGAAGAAACAAATATAACTACAGAAATAACAAATTACGATCATGATATAAAAATACAAAATGATAAAAGAAATATTTACTTAATTAAACCAAGATATGTCAATATTGTAAAAGCTGATCTAAAAGAAGAAATGGAATATGAAAAAGGTGGAACTCAATACATGAGCCCCACCTTAAAGAAAGCAGAAAATATTAAACTATATCAGTAATTATTCCTCAGCTAATTTCTGAAAATAACTCAAAGCATCATCTTCATCTGAACTAGCAGATGCTACAGCAGCAACTGGTTCTGGTTTACGTGAAGCAAAGTCTGGTGTAAAAGAACCACGACTATTATCTTCATCAGATACCTCCTCATCTACACGACGAGCAGGGCGACCTTGACCTAGAACATACTTAAGACGCTTCTCAAGTTCATCATAAGTTTTAAACTGATCAGCAGCAGTTACAGCAGCAAGAGAATACTCCTTCTTCCATAATGCTTCTAATGCATCATCATCTTCTAAAAGAGGTGATGGAGAATCAAACTCTGACTTGTCATAGTTCCAATAACCATCCTTCTTGACGATTTTCAGTTTGAAATTAGCACCTTGCCAGAAGTCAAAAGGATTGATTGGAGTCTCATCCTCAAATTCTGGTTGCATTGCTTCCATAATCTTGTCAAAGATCTTCTTACCAAACTTGTAGAGGAATACTCCACCCTCGTTTTGAGGATTGGTAGGATCTTTCACAACATATACGTTTGCATAATATGATAACTTACGCTTTTGCTTACGGACAGTATCTTTATCTGCCTCGTTGCCACTATTCCAAAGAGTACGGTTGTAATCAGAAACAGGATCTTTACCACCAGTAGTAGTTAAAGAGTTTTCGATGTACCAACCACCAGGACCTTGGAATGCGTGGGAATATATCTTTGCCCACGGAATATCCTCATTCTCAGGAGAAGGAAGAAAACGTAGAACAGCATAACCGTTTCCAGTTTTGTCAACTTCTGGTTTCCAGAGACGCTCATCAGCACCCCCACCAGTATTGTTCATCTTCTCCACTTCTTTAACTAATTTTTGAGTTAAAGATCCTAGAGAGGACTGTTTTTTTAAATCTTTAAAAGACATTAGATTTGTGTTTAGATTTGGCTTTTGTGTACTCAGTTACTTTAGCAATCAAATTAACTTTTGTCAATCTGATCTTTCATTAAAGATACTGCTTTAGACATGTCATTAAAAACATTGTTTATATCAGCACCTTTGGGAAGTCCCATCATTGCAGCAGACTGAGTAATCTGCTCTTTCATTTTTTTAGCATCTGGGTCATCAGATAAACTCAAACGAGTATACATGACCCTCTGCTTATCAAGAAGTCTTTCCAAAATATCTACATGATATTTTTTATCAGCAGAGGACATTGATGGAAACTTAAATACATTACCATAGATCTCCTCTTGGAGTTCACTGATTTCAGCCATCTCTGCCCTAACTACATCTGATTGGAAAAAACTCATTCTGGTACTTCTTCAGAAACAGCAGTTTCAGGTGCTCCTTCTTCTACAGCAGGAACTTCTTCTGCAGGGGCAGGATTATTCTCTTCTTCGATAGAAGATAATACTTCAATTGCGCCTTGCAATTTAACACGAGTTTCAGTTAAGGAATTTAACTGTCCCTGTAATTCATTAATTTTACCAGATACTTCTTGAAACTGAGTATTCAGATTCTGAAGCACTTCACCGTTTTCAATGGCCATCGATTACAACCTCCTTTAGAATTTTCTTGTAACGGAATACGTCAATATTTAGGAAGGGAGAATATTTTCTTATCTTCCTACTGACGGTTTCCCACACTGGGTCTTTTAACTTCTTATCGAAGTTTTTTGCGTACCCAAATATTATATCACATATTACCATAGTTTCAAGTGTTATGTCACCACCCAAGTATTTCTTTAAAATAGGTGGATGTCCCTTAGAACAATCAAACACCTCATCAACCTCTTTATCGTCAAATAAACTTTCTACCTCTTCTCTAAAAATATAAGAAAGTGACTGTACTTTCTTCTTCCAGTCCATATATCTTCCTTCTCCCTCTTTAATCATTTCACCAATCCACATCGTTCCAGGATCGGTAGAGTATATGAAGTTTGATACAAAAAATTCTTCTACTTCTTTATCACTCTTCTGTCTTGCAAACTTCTCAAACCAGAATCTATCCTTTCTTTTATAAAAAGCTTGATTACTTGCTCTAGTCTTACCACGATACTTTATATAATCATAGTGGTCTTTAGTGAAATGGTTCTTTAAAGCCAAATAACAACGATAAGCATCTGCTGGCATCATTCTCTCACTTTAATAATAATACGATTGTTTTCATAATCTGCTCTAAACTCAAGTTCTACGTCATGAGGCCACATTAGTTCCTCGTATAAAGCATTGAGACGATCCATATCTTCATATAAATCGTTAATGTGTCGTTTTTCCTCATCCATTAATTTCCGTGCCAAAGAGTAATAGGGCGATTTTTTACCTGGACATTTTTTCCGACTTTTTTTGAAAAAAAAGTTGAATTTCCCTCAGAGAGGAAGTTTTGCACGGGAACTCTTCTTTAAGAAGTTAAGTTCTTGTGCTTCATACTTAATCTTTTCCTTTAACGGTTTTGGAATAAGTTTAGGTACGGACTCAACATCAATACTATTCTTGTCACAGAAGTGAACGATAGCATCAATATAATTCATGTTTTTATTTACCTGAACAAGTTTTTCTATTTCTTGTGCAAATCCAGCAGAAGAAAAAAACTTACTTGCAAGTACTTTCTCTAATTCATTCTCCATTCTCTGACCTAGTATTGTTAGATACAAATTCTTTTATATACCGTACTAATAGTTTAATATAATCCCCTTTGTTCCTTTTGTCAAATACTTTTACTTCACCACCAGGAGTTACCATAATAGTGATCAATTTCTTAACAGGAATTTCAGTCAATTCATAGTAGGCAGCAGCATAAAAGGTTTCCTGAACAAAGTAGTTTTCCAACCACTTCTCAGGTTTAATCTTCTCAGACGTTTTAAAGTCTATTACCGCTAATTCACCTTCGTATTCTGCTATACAATCAACTCTACCCGCAAGACCAAGGTACTCAGAGTAAAGAGTTCTTTCTATAGCATGTACGTTATTTATCTTGTCCAAATAGGGCTTAGCATGATGGAACATAAACTTAGTAGCAGGTCTGAACTGCTCCCAATCTATTTCATTGTTCCTCATATACACTTCTACTGCTTCATGGAAATCTGTTCCACGAGTGGTTGCTTTCTTAGTGATACGATTTGCTTCTTCTATACCAACTCGCTTTCGCCAATTAATAAAGATCTGCCTATTATAAAAGGAAGTTACTGAAGTAATAGAAGGAAC